GCTGCGCCGGTGAGGGTGCCTGCGATCGCTTTGCCTGCTTTGATTACCATATTTTTTACCTCCGCTGATAGTGATTTGAGTCGACCTGTTTTGGCGCCTTGCTCGATTTCTGCGAGCAGTGCGTCTCCCTCGGGGTTGCGACCAATTTGGAAACTGGCGACGATGCCGGCGCTCGTCTCCGTGGTGGTCAAGAATCTTGCCACCGGCTCATACTGGTCGTGTTCGAGGTTTGCTTGGAGGACGCTAACGTCGTCCGGGATGGTGATAATTCCAGGGCCGGCAATAGTGAAACGGCCAAGGTTTGTGCGTCCTACCTCCCCAAAAGGGAGGAGTAGTCCTGTGACAACGCGATCGGCGAGGGATGCGCTGAGAGATCCCGCTTCTATATAGGCGATAACCATTGTTTAGTCCTCTGTATAGGGAGCGGTTTGCCCGCCCGGCTGGGTAGGGTTTGCATCGAACTCGAAACGTATACGACGGCCGCGAGCGGTCACGTCGTCCATGCTGAGGCGGGACTCCATCGGCTCGGTCCAGTAGGGGAGCCGGTCGGTGAGATCCTTTTCTTTGCCCTCTTGGGTTTGGTAGTTCAGTGACGCCTTGGGGAGTGCTGCGTCGAGCAGTGAGCTTGGAAGGTTGAGAAAGTTTGCGACGTCTAACTTGACCGCGTTGCGAGCTTCGATCATAAGGTCGGAGGCGGTGTCACCCTCGAAGGTTACGTCGAGGGAGTAAGGGACGAACATGACCGCACCCTCTGGGTCTCGGCGGGCTTGAGATATAGCTTTCACATATTCGCTCGCCTCCACCTCATCCATCCCGTTGTCTTCCTTCTCTTTGAGGACGATTGCGGGGGCCGGCGTGCGAGCCCTCCCTGCCCATGAGGCTTCGAGGTCGACTGCTGCTCTGATGCTTTTGGCTGCCACGTTGAGGAGTCCCTCGAAAGGTCCGGGAAGGTAGAGTACTTGATCCTTATCGGCTGGGGTGTCGCCTACCACTATCAGGTTTTCGGTGTTTATACTCCATCGGTCGCGCGGTATTCGCACGGCGTCAGTGATTTGGTCTCGAGCGCCACGCTCGACAGCCCACAGAGAATCACCGTAAAAAATCCAGTCGTCATAGGTTTGGGCCATACGGTGCCAGAGGGAGACGTCGGTGTTGGTGCGGTATAGCCAGGAGGGTTGAGGCTTTGCTAATTCTCGACCTTGGAGCTCTCGCAGGGGCCGCCCTGCAAGAGCCCCAAGGAGCAGGCCACGGCCACCGACTACAGAAGGGACGCTCATCGCTTCGATGCGAGTAACGGGGACAGCGTCGGTGCCGAAGATATCATTCCATACGAACTTTTGGAGTTGGCCATCGGAGAAGGGTGTGACGATCCCGGTTCTTGCCATGGCGTTGGGGAGGGAGGACGGTGCGATTTCGGCGCGTTGCCGAGAGGTCCGAAACATATCCAAGACAGCCATACCTATAGTGTCCCCCAAACCTCTGTCACTTTACGACCTCGGCGTGTCGCGCTGTATATGATCGCGTACCCTTGGGTATGTCCGCTAGGGACTTGATGCACGTCATGTTCGTGGACGAGGGATGCGCGGGCGGCAAGGTTGAGGTTTGGATAGCAAGCCGCCCACACGTCTTTACACTCGTCGCAGGTAATGACGACCGATGTTTCGCTCTTGTCAAAGTGAATCATCCGACAATAATTCCGGCCGGTTTCGCTGTGGGGCTCTTAGAGAAATACTGGTCCCAGTTGCGTAGCGCTCTGGTCGCTGCGTCGAGGGAGGTGATGTCGTCGCCTGGTGTGAGGGTCGTCCATAACCATTGACCGGCGTCGCCTCGTATCTCTCTCTTGCCTGCCTTGACCACTGCCTCGTTGAGGGAGATCTGGTCAAAGTGAAACAGGGTCCCCCGATCCAGGTCTCGCAGTAGTTGGATGCACCCTGCAGCGGTCTCACGGTAAGTCTGCATTTTGAGCCGCACTCGAGGTTGGAGCGGTGCGCACTCGACAGCTGTCGCTTTGCCCTCCCCTATGTCGTCATAGGCGACGGTCGAGCCTCGATAGGTTTGGGTGAGCTCCTGCATCCTCTTGGGAAGCCAGGCGGTGCCTTGACGGTGCTCGACCACCTCGATGTAGGCGGCGCCTGCGCGGTCGCGCCAGGCTGCGACGATCGCCGCGGTCGAGCCGCCGGGCTTGATCGCGAGGCCGAAAGCCACCTTGACCGGCTTAGCCTTCTTCGTCTTCAGTGTTGCGTGGGTCCACTGCTCCGGCTTGACCGCGGTGATGCCAAACGTCTCCGGCCACATTGACAGGTATTCCCTCGCCCATTGCGGTTTCGACATGGAGCGATAGTTCTTGAGCATCTTGTCCATCGTGGTCAAAGTCCCAATACCAGGATGGACGGTCCGCAACAGCGCCATCGCCTCGGACTCTATCTCGATGATTTCCCAGGGTGTATCTTCGGGCGCTGCATAGTCGAGGATCCCGACGGTGGGATCCCCGTCCCGGCCCCGGGTGAGGTAGTCCCAGAATATTCCGGTCCGCATTTCGCCGGCGGTGCCTGAGAGGATGAGGGCTGCGCCGACCTTCGTGTCTTGCAGTGGGAGAATAGCTGCCAGTAGATCCTCACCATCGGCGGGAAGGATCTCCTGCGCTTCGTCTATCCATGACACGTCGGCTGCCTCACCTCGATAACTGGATGCCTCCGGTCTGAGCACTATGAAGCTGGAGCCGTTCGCCCACTCGATGCGCTGGTTAGCTGCACCGCGAAGGATGCGGAAACCTCGGTCAACGTTAGCGGTCGGATCGTCACCGAATAGCGCGAGGTGTCTGGAGATAGGTCTCGGCCGGTTGGTCGGATCGTCGAACATTGGAGGGTTGATCTGGTCGAGACGGTTCGCCCATTCCCGAAACCGGCGCGACGATGCGACGCCGCTTTGCGCGGAGAATGTGACCTGGTATCCAGGGCGCAGGTGACAGCGTCCGATAAGGGCGAGCAGGATCGATGTGGTCTTTGAGGCGCGGCGCGGGCTCTCAATAACGAAAGAGTCAAGATCGGTGTTCAGTAAATCTGCGGTGCGCAACTGCTGCGGTTTGAGAGTGTCCGGGTTATTAGCGAAGCCCATCAGGGCGGCTCCCCTGAGAAACTCCCTCCGCTTTTCTAATGATCCGCTTAGGTCCGTGCAGAATGCGGGGGAGATCCCCGAGTCTCTAACTTTTTTCCACCGGGTGAGAGAGAATTCCCTTCGGAAAGCTAGCGGAGGTACGGACGGTAAGTCAAAAATTGGCGTTTCGTCGAGCTTTTGGCTGGTGATCTTTACCATGGTCGGATGTTTTTAGAAAGCTTCGTGTTGTTGTTTCGGGCTCGGGCTCCGAGTTTGCCTCCGGCTCGAAGGTTGCACTTGACATGGGAAGGTCCGCAGTTCTCGACGGTAGTCTGTCCTCCCTGGGAGGCGGGGATGCGATGACCAACGTGCCACGCTTCTCCGGCTTGGACGGCGTTGCCGCAGTCGACACATGGGAGGGGTAGGCGTGAGGCTATGAGCTCTCGGACTTTGGGAGCTTTAGTCGAGTGTTTGACGCGCTGATGGTGGGTGGTCATTCTTTGCGTCTCTGGTAGCGCAGGATACCCCATAGTAATGCCCATAGAATGACAGCTAGGGTGACGAATAACCAGGGTGGGAGATCTCCGTCGAGTTGGTTACGGGTGAGACCTTCGGCTGCTACCGACATGATTCTCACTCTAAGGCCTCGGGGATTGGGGATAGGTGAAGGCGGGCGTGTTCAGCAGTGTGTCTCTCGTCTCTCTCGGTGAACATGATTCGATTAGCTTCGTCCATCACTTTTTTTATGCCGGAAACCAGAGCGTCCGGTTGTGCGCCTTTATGCTCGGCGCGATAGTTGGAGCAGATATGGGCAAGATTGAGGACCTCATCCTCGGTGAGCCTCATAGCTTCCATGAGTGCTTGGTTACGTCGGTCTACGTCTATTCGATCGTGCAAGCGCATTAGGGCTCTTTGAGCCTCAAGCATCGTCTCGGTGATAGTCGTCATTTTCTCGCTCCGATCTGTCTCATTATTTGGCGGTCTTTGATCTTCGATAGGCGTCTCTGGTGAGTCTTAGAGAGCTCCCAAAGGTGAGCGTCGACCTCGAAAGGTTCCAGGGTGCCCGCTTCTATATGGTCCATGAGGGAATGGCAGTAGGAGACATAACGGGTCTGATCGTCGAAGTCCGATAGAGGTTCATGGCGAGCCAGATTTCTTGACTTTTTAAGTAAGTAGAGGGTGTAAGCCATGCGGTAGTGCTGCGCTGCGTTCATTGGTCGCACCAGAAACACTTGGACTGTCCCTCGCCGTAAAGGTGACCTTTTGCGTGAGTGCATCTCGTAGGGGGCGGCGCTAACGCCGCCCTAATAGAGTTAAGTGATTTTTCATGTCTGCCACCAATTAGGTTAAAGGACGGTTCGGGCGGCGTTAGCGCCACGGGGGGGGCGGCGTTAGCGCCGCCCGGTAGGGAGCTCACGACGCGGGGGAGGACCATCGGATAGTCTTGGTTCTCGGCCCACTCAATTTCAGCGATCTGGGAGCGTTTGGTTTTATGTTGGGAGGTTCGGTCGCAACTTTGCGGGCATTGGACAGCGACACGGTAGAGGTTAGGTCTGAACGCGGAATGTGTTAGATCGTTGCCGCCCTTTTGTCTGAGCACTTGGAGCTCACCTAGCTCTACCAGCTTTGTTAGGGCTCGCTGCGCGTTGCGCCGGTCAACGTTCGCGTATCTCATAAGCGTGGCCAGGGCTGGCCAGGCGCCGCCGTCGCCTTCATGATTAGCGACACCGATGAGGACGAGCTTTGCGGTCCCTCGCGCCTTACTGTGGTGCAGGACTAGGCTCATCGCCTCGATGCTCACTCAGCGTTCCAACAGGAGGTAGATAGCGGTCCCACTATAGATAAGTGATATCGCGAATAAGGCGAACGCTACTAGGATGAGCTTTAAAATTTTCTCTTCTGACATTTTGCGGCCTTTCGTTGTCAGTAGTGCGGCCCACTATTGATATATGGAAAGATACCGTGAGTTGGAGGAGTATGCAAGTGACGCGCCTACCTACCATGAGACAGACTTAGGGTGGGTGTGGTCGCATCGGTGCGAACGTTTTGGGGGTTTTTACATGACGAAGGCCGGCGCTGTCCTTGGGGCGGCCGTGCATCTTACAAGGTGCGAGGGTTAGTCGGGGGAAACGTTTTTTAACGCTAAGGCGCCTCCGGTAACGGCGAGAATTGCTGCGGCGAGTTGGATGCCCAGTTGGGCAACACCCTCTGTTATCATCCCACCTGCGGCCAGGAGAGGGGCTGTAGCGACAACGATTGAGTATATATAGACGCGGGTGGAGCGTCTCAGGAAAGGCTGCGGTTCTTCGCTCATAGGGTGCTCCTTGATAAGGCAACCTGCACCATGGTGACCACAATAGCGGTCATCGCTGCGGTCAGAGTTGCGGTGAATATGTTATGGATCCACGAAGATTTGGCTTGTGCCTGCTCCAGGAGACGGATCCTGAGCGGGTGGTCCTTCGTGAGCTCTAAGGTTGTTTCCACTCGCGCTAACGACTCCTGGACGGCGCTGAGTGCTTTGGCAATGTCGCGATCATTTTGCTCCACT